CAGTGCCGCTGCATCGACCATGGTTATGATCTGGATTAAATCAATTGCATGGCCATGAGAAACGCGATCCCTCTCTATGGCAAGCTTGTTGCGTGCGATAAGAAGCATATCGCGTGACCATCTCAATCTGTCTCTGGCTTCTATAGTCATACTTTTTCAAAAACTCCTGTGAGTAGGTTTAGCTTCCAGCCGTTACCATGAAACTTGTCGTAGAGCATTTCGTTCATAATCCATGCTAGGGGTGAGACGTTTGTTTCCAGCAACCGCCCAGGCTGGCAGGCGTTCTTGTCCAGCATCTCGGCAAGTGCCTTCACCTCCAGCCGTGCGTATTTGTAAATTGATTTCATGCTTACTTCGAATTGTTATTCGCCTGTAACCTATTGAGTCTGTAAATAAACGTATATTTTCCAGCAGTATTCTTAAAAACCGCATCCCCACATTGTAAGGCTAATTTTAATTTCTCAGCAAATGGTTTTATTTTTCCATTATACTTTGCCCTTAAAGATTTGTCGTGATATTTCTTTCCGCCCAGAAGAATGACCTTTGCCCCACTAGATTGACCCAGGCATTCGAAATTTGCCGCCCTATAAATCACGCCAGAATGCCCATATTCCATGTCTGAATATGAAACAACAATACCATCCTTATTCCAATCCCTAGAAAGCATCTTTAAGGATTTAGATATAAAAAAACTTTCTGCATTTTTAGGAGTTACGTCTATGCAGCACAATCTTCTCAACTCAATAACTTTATTTGGATCATCTGAAAACCTTTTGTACTGACCAGCCATCGCCATCGACCCATAAAACATCGCTCCAACCATAAGCCTATTTGCATCAAACATTCTATAACAATAAGTAGTATTGCATCCGTTGATTGATTTAGAGTAGTGCCATTTCTCTATAAAGGATTCAACATGACATCTCAGACATCTTTCAACAACCCATCCCTTCAAATTATGGAGCGCAGAGGTCGGAATTGCACCGCCGTCCTCCCCTTGGAATAGGGGAAGTTCTACTACTGAACTATCTGCGCGTAAAATTGTCATGCGGTTTCTTCACCCACCACAGCGTCAAAGCCTTGCTCCTCGGCGTGGTAGGTGTTTGTTTGTACTCGAAGCCAATCTGGTTTAGCAATAGGTTTCTTGCCGGTGAAAGAAGTTTCTGTGAACAACACATTGTTGCCTGGCACGCAGGCCAACCGCCCATTGTGCAGGGCGATGAAATGGTGCGACTTAGTTTGGCTAGGTTCCAAGCTATAGCCATCTCCGTACGGCTCGGCGGTAAACATATAGCTTCCGCCCAACCACTCCTGCCTGCTGGCGATCCATACGTTACAGTCTAACTCCCGCAAGTAATCGTATTCAATGGTAGAGAAGTTGTAGCCAAAACAATCCCAGCGTTGTGCATCCCGCAGCTCCCACTTGTGGGAATGTCCCACTGGATCGTGGCAGATGGCGGACAAGGGTAAGCCTCGATACAACGCACCGCATTTGAGCATCACAGTGCAAGCCCAAGCTCGGTGTGGCACGCTGGATAACCCAAACCAAACTGCCTCCTCCCAGCCCTGTACTTGGCCTTGGCTAATCACGGACTTGTCAACCGACACATACTGATGTCGGGGTAGGTTAGCTGCGTGGGTCATCGCCAAGCTGGTCCAGTTAACCAAGCCACAAGCACCCAGCGTGTACCCCAGATAGGCGCACGCGCACGATGTTCGACATAGGACGGGAACCAGCAACCCGCCCCTTGATCTCGAATAAACCTTCCGCCGACCAAGTCAGCCTTAACTTGCAAGCCACCGCCAAGGTACTCGGATGGATCGGACAGATTAACCACCATCGTCATCTTTCGATCCGATCCAGTAAACGTATCGTAGTGCCACCAAAACTGCTGGAGTGGATTGTACTTTAGGATCTGTAACTGTTGCACGCCCGTAATATCGAAGCGGTAATGCTCGGCGTTGACAGCCGTTGTCAACTCATTGACTATCGAATAAAGCCACTTGTAGTGCGGAGCCATCGGAACCCAGCATGACGAGCAACTTCTGGCAAACGACCTGCGCGTAGTCCCATCCTTCTTCATAACAGTCGCACGCTTCATCCCGATCACCTCTGCATCTTGGCGTAGCATCATGCACTGCGTGGGTGTCAACACATAGCGGTCTACTGCCGCCGTTAATACCTTTTGCTTAAACTCACTCACGGAATAATTGGATGATGTACTCGACCATCTTGATTGTGATGTAGGATGCCGTTGCCACTATAGAGACGAACAAAGACATAAACAGCGTTGTCCAAGCGAAGAAGGCGAATAGATCGCCCAAGAAGTGAACGATGTGCAAAGTCATACTTCCATCATCCTCAAAAGTCGTGGCGTGTCGATGTTAATTCCACCAGCCCTGCACCACCACGTTACCGTCCCATTCTTAAAGTCGCGTAGCAGTTTGCGGATCTCGATGGTGTTATTGTATTCGGGACATTCGTTTAGATCCCGCCCCGTGTAGCAAGGTATAACCTTCATCCCTTTCACCGCCCCCCTCCGGCGCAGCAACCGCAAGTCTTCAATGGCTCGCAGTGCCACCTCTCCCGCCAGTTGTCGCATTCTGTCATCACGATCTCCTCTGGTTAGTTGCGTCGATCTCATTTCTTCTTACGTTGAGCCTTATGCCAAAGAGTGTATTGGTTCCACAGTTCGCAAGCCTCTTGCGCCGCTTCCAAAGTGTCAAACAAATCCTGCAACGGCGGAAAGTCAGTCGGCGGGCGCGATCCATAAAGTCGCGGACCGATGACGTTGCCCGCCATCGTGTGTAGCCGAAAGCGACCACACTCCTCCACGACCTTAATCTCCGTCACCGCCCTAGCTCTTTCAGCTTGGCATCGTCAGCCGCAATCGTAGCTGCCAGCTTATCTAAATCCCCCGACTGCCCAGCGTAGTGAATGATGTAGGCATCCTTGTGGCGGTCTAAGCCGTACTGGTCCTCAACACTGGTCATGCAGTTGTATGCGGGATCTAAGCCCGACAGCGGTATGTCCCAGAGGTGCGCTTGGATGTTCGCCCAGGTCTGCATCCCGAAGTGGTTAGGTACAGTACCCAGCGGGGGCAGGGATAGTAAGCCAACGTGCTTGCGCCGGATGGCAAACACGCCGAAATTAAAGTAGTAGGTAGGCGTAATCGTTCCGCCATACTGCGCGGCCAGCTTCTTCATCCCCTCCTTGCGGTCTAGGAAATCACCCTCATCAAAGGCAATAAAGCCGTCATTACCTTCCTCCTTGGGGTTAGCAAAGTCATCGCAGTCCTTGGCGACAAGACAATCGCAGTCGATGTAGATGCACTGCTCGTAGCCTCGCCCAACCAGTATGTTTGCAAGGAGCGACTTGTTATAGTCCTTGGGGTCCATCACTGAGCGGTTGATTAAGATAAAGTCTATCTCGTTACGCTTGGCAAAATCCTCGATGCGGGGCTGGGTGAGCGCGAGAACCTTATCCCACTCCGTCCCAAACGCCATGGTGACTACAGCGCGTTTCATTTTTTAACCAAGCCCTCCACCGCCTTCGTGATGACGTACTGAACCACTGCCTCTTGATCTTTCTTTAACCGTTTCAGCCCAAAGGCGTGCAGAGCCTTGGCCGTCTTATCGTCATAGGTAACGTCGACCAGAACTTGCTTGGGCGCAGGCCGTGCTTTGCCAAAAGTAATTTTGCCTAGATCCTTCATTTGCGTTTTCTCCTTTTCGGTTTTACTTCTTTCCAAACATCAAACTTGTCATCCAATTCGAGCGACCAAAGCATCAGCGTCTTGTATAGGCCGTAGCCAATCCCTAGCCGCAAGATAGTGCGGCTGATGACATCCCCCAGCCAATACAGAACCCATGACAGAGCCAGCCTCATTCCCTAGGATACCTATTGTTCCCCTCGTAATCGCAGAACTTCTGGAACGATTTATCTGTTTCAGATTCATCGCTGTCGCTTGATTTATCTCCATAGTTTGAGTAAAGCCAAGGACGAGGCTTGCTAAAAAACTCATCCCAATCTTTGTCTATTTCTTCTTGGTTCATAGTCTTGTCACCTCCTTCTTAATCTGTGCGAGCGTAAACAAGCACCGAACCAGCGCACGCTCAAGATGGTCAACACTTGTTTCGCCGTTATTATCTGGACAAGGCGAGGACTTGTGTAATTGCATCTGCGCTGTGGCCAAGTGCCGGACGGCTCTGGCGATATGGTAATCGTGAGTCGGCCTATCCTTCTCCAGCCAATCGCCGTAGGCAGACTTCTCTGATCCCTTGCCCATAACGCGCCACACTATGTCGGCGGCAGCATCACCCATCTCGGCTATGGTAGGCGCAGTCATTTGGCAAGACTCCGATAAACTTGGTCCAGCAATTCCTCCAGCCACAGCACGTCAGCAGGGTCGATCATAGCTTCATCCCTGGAGGTGTGTATCCCTTAACCCAAGCCCACACCTTTTGCATGGCGCAGAAGGCGATTCCAGCTTGGTAGAGTTCGTCTTCGTCCCACTGATGATGCTCTATGTATTCTGGATCATTGGATGCCAGAACAACCGATACGCAGGCTGCTTGAGGATTCTCGCTCGCATTCCTATATGCCCAAAGCTGTTGCGCATCGGTTGGGTAAAATGGAGGCGTGTTATACTTCTTGTTAACCTTACGATTCTTCAGGTCGATGATAGCGTCACCAATACCGCGTAGCTTGACGTATGCGTCACATCTTCCAGCATACCCCGCGCCAACAAGACCCTTCTCGCACCAGTAGGTTTTCTCGACATTCTTTTCCGCCCACTCTCTGAATGTCTTGATGTACGGAGCAAGTGTTTCATCTTTGGATACAGGTCTTCCAAGCAGGATGTTCTCCAACTCAACGTGCATGGCTGTCCCATGCAATGCCGCTCTGGTTGTTTGTTCTTTGCTATCCTTAACGACTCTTTTCGCATATTCACCTAGATCCTCTCCTTCTTCTCTTGGGAGAGTTAATGCAGACATTATGGCCTGTTCAATTCTCCAAGACACCAGTTGTTCTTTATGTAAAATTCCTTGTACGCTAGTTACTGATGGCAACAATCCCATCTTTCTAGCGTCAGCAACAGTTGTGTTTCGTTCCTTGCCATTCTTTCCAAGAATAACGTGGGCAGATCGCCCCTCGGCATCATACCAGTGGCCGCTGCTTTCAACAGCGACCAATCTGGAATTAGCCGAGGAGCTATCCCACTTACTTGTAATAGTAAGTGCCATATAACCTAGAACGGCATTGCGTTGCCGTCTGCGTCAAGCTCGACCTTAGTGGCCGTAGACTTGCCCGCAGCGGTCGCAAACTCTTTGGAGGCGCGGATCTTATCCTGTAGCCACTCCGGCATCTCGCTAAACTGCCCACCCTCGCCCTGCTCGATTTCATAATACATCTGAGCGTTGGTGGTGTTAGCTGGAGCCTTCATACCCTTGGGTAGCTTGCTCGCCCCTGCAATGGCGCAATACTTCCTGCCCTGCTGGCTGGTCTTGTGGATGAGGGTAAGCATAGCTGGCTTGCCTAAGAGGTTCTTTAAGCTGAATGCCTTTAGCTCCGCAGAGGTAAAGGTCTGACCCCTCCACTGCTCTAGCAGTTTCCGCAAGCTGGCCTTCTCGCCAAGCGAGCGTGTCTGCTCGATGGATACCACCATCGGCTTTGACACTTTAGTTGTCTTGCCATTTTCGACAACCTCGTACTCATCAGTCTGGTCGGGCAACTCGAAAGTAAGCCGCACCTTGGGCGACCATTTCTCTTCGTTGTCCCAGTTGGTTTTCTGTGTGCCTAGGTCGACTAGGCTGTACAGCATCCCAACCGTAGCTCCTGCTTCGGGTAGTTTGCGCTCTTGTTTTGCTGATTCACTCAATGTTAGTGCCATGTTATTTCTCCTTTATTTATTTGGGTTTGTTGTTGTTGGGGTAAGCTGGTCTAGGTCGTGAGGGCTGGTGACATAAAAACCTTTTACATCGGTCGATGGCATATAGTCGATCTTTATTTCACGGGCTGGGGCAAGTTGCCGCGCCAGCTCGCAAACATCATCAGCGGTTAAAACTACTAGCCACTCCTTGCGGCCATTGCGGCGGAAGAATACTGCGGGGATCTTACCCGCTGGACAATCCCGCTTGGCCTGCGCTATCCACTCTTCGGGCTTGAGTGCTTGGCATCGTTTGCCTTCGATATGAAATGGAAAGTTCTCGCAGACTACATCCCCGCTCCCGCCCTCTGGGTTGCCTGCGTACTGCTGGGTGCGCCTAGCCTTCTGCCAGCCCTGTTCCCGCAAGTATCCCGCCAACTCCCTCTCCCCTTGCGCTCCCTTAGCTCGGCTATTGATTTTGCCCATTGGCTAGTGTCTAGCCAGCCACCCCAAAAACCGTCAACACAAAATGTGCTACTGCCTAATTGCGGTTATACTTATTAGCGTCTCTAATGTCCCTATTAAAGTTTCTCATCATCTCAAACACGGTCAGTCCTTCTCGTATTTCTGGATTCTTGTTTAACCACGCAATCGCCTCGTCGAATGATTGCACATCGCGCATAGCTTCCTCAAATTTTTCCCATGCTTGCGACTCGTTCATAGGTTCTGGAATACACGCCAGCTTTGTCCTGTCGATGGACAAAGTTTAGTTGTTATGCTTTTGCACTTGGCGATGGGTAACAGCCAGAATAGGTCATCGTTCATTCCCCAGCACGCCACATAATCCACGCCACTGATAGCGCGTTTGGGGATATTAAATCCATTGCCACTGCTGGTGGTAAAGCGGTACTTGGTGCGCCCAGGTTCTACGGTCTGCGCGGTCTTAACTTGAATGCGGAAGAACTTATTGTTCTTCTCTGCCACTACGTCGTACCCAGCAAAATCCTCGTAAGGCGTAAGTACGTTGTACCCGCACCGCAGCAACGCGCCGGTGACGCGAGCCACCCCAACTGCACCAATTTGGCGTGATGATAATTTCATGCTTGACGGATCTGGGTTTGACCTAGAGACTTTTTCCTATGAAAGCAATAACAACTATAACACTGATGGCGATGCTGATGGCATCGGGAATAGCGGATGAGGAAACCGAAATGAATGACTTTATTGGAGGGGTTTATCGTGGGGGTGGGAATGTTCATCGGGCTGGGAGTGTGATTATGACTGAAGATGGATTGATATTTAAGTCAGGAAGTAGATTCATTTATCAAGACGGCAGAGTCTGTCAGCACGTTGGGTCAACATATATTCGAGAAGATAGTAGTGTTGTAGTTCGCGCTGGCAGTGCCTTTGTGTCAAATGATGGGTTAACCGAAAAGGTTGGGTCTTGCTATATTGGTCCAGTTAATTCATTTACTGCTGGATCAACCACAGTAAGACAAGGGTGGGCAAGTCGTTAACCCTGCCCAAAGGTTGACAATCTATTCCTAATTCTGGCCTCTAGGCCAGGAATGAATTTCCTTCGGTTTGGATCAAGCTCTGCTCGCTTGTATTCATCCTGCAATTGAGCATCGCTGGCAGCGCGCATTAACGCTCTTGGCTCGACCTGGTTGATCGCGGCTAGTGTTTTAGGACCAAACCCGCCATCTACTGCCACCTTCTGACCAAGAGCGTTTAGTCCTTGCTGGATGTACTTCGTTGCACCGCCCAGCCCACGATTAAACGCGAGATCCTGCGTGAACGGCTGGATGGCCTGGGGGAGTTTTTCGACAAGTGGCGCGGTATATCCTTGGATGTACTCTGCCGCTGCTTTCGCTCTTTCTTGCGCTGGGAGCGATGAGATGGCTTTGAATGCTTCTGGATGGTATCGGTCATTGATTCCAGCTACTTCAAAGTTTCCACCCATATCGCCAGATGGCAACTTGTATACGGCAAGATTTCCCTGCTTGTCCTTGCGCCCTTCCCACTCCACGGTCTGTAATGGTAGCGGAAGTTCGCCAGATGGTTGTGGTTCTGTTGGTGGTCTAACGTATTCGCTCATAGGTTCAATCCTTGCGGTCTGTTCTGGTGGTTGTTGTGGCGCAGCCGTGTATGGCTCTAGCTCTCTGCGGATAGACTCATTCCGCATACGGGGTTCTAACCCAGTAAAACGAGAAGCCGCCCCGCTGATGTCAAATTTCGCCATTACTCTCCTTGTTGCATCATAAGCTCTCGGCCTATCTCTTGACGCTTTTGCATCTCCTCTGGAGATAGTTCGCGCCTCATGCTTTTTGTGAGTGACTTACTAATCTTGTAATCCCGATACCTATTATTGGCAATAGCTGACGCATTATCTACGCCCATCCCGCCGGAGCGCATAGCGGAGATGGCTTCCGACCTAGACAACCCCAGCATCATTGCAGCGTGAAAATCTTTGTTGGCTTCATCGAACATAACCCTGCGCCTGTTCTGCATCTTCTCAAACTGCTCCCGCACATTAGCTTCCGGCACGTTCCCCACCGCGCCATACGTCTCGGTAAAGATCCTGCCCACATCGGCTATGTTGGAGTTAAACCTAGATGCCTTAGATTCTAGTGCCTTGGAGACATTGATAGATTGCGGGCGGACACCGAACAAGGCGGACAACTCCTCCGACGGCTTGTAGATACGGCCATACCGAGAGACAGATGTGTCAGGTTGGCCAGATAGAGCGTATCCGATCCTGCGGATTTGCGATACGGTAGCTGGTTCGTTTTGACGTAGGACATAAGAAATTACGTCCAAGGATTGATCGGTAAAGGTGTCCTGCGGATTGCGAATGGTTCTGCCCTGCGGTGTTTTTCCGTAGTACGCAGATATGATGGAATTGGCTAAAATGCTTGGCCCAATATAAGCCTCTGTAAATTCTTTGATTGCACCCAAAATCTTTTCCTCTGGATCTCGGCCAGCAGCCACAGCCTGCACTGGTCCCATAAAGATTTCGTATGGGCTGGTGTAGGATATATCCACATAACCAACATCCTTGCCATCCATCCCAGTAGGCATTAGGGCAGCGTTCTTTTGATACGGCGCAACAAACCTTCTTAACGCATCTGCCTTACGATCATTAAATCCAGTAGCCCACTTGGCAAGCTCAACCAAACCGTAAACCGCAGATGTTCCCGCCAACATTCCTATTAACCTTTGTAACCCGTATCTACGCATACCAGGTGTTTTCATGTCCTCGCCTGCATACCTCAGTGTATTGGGCAAAATCCGCAACATCTCTGAAGGCCAAGAAACAAAGTTTCCAATTAAAGGTTGCAGGCGGAAGGCTTTGATAATCCTTGGCACACGCGAGTAGGTTGGCCTTGTGTTTTTGACGCGCTCGGCTGCAATCACTTCAGCCTCTAGGCGTGACAACCCCCTGCCGTCCATTAGTTGCTTGGTTTCATTCTCCCAAGCCATTAGCTTAAATAGGTTGTCTCCAGCCCTGTAAGTCTTATTCAGTGCGCCAACACCTTTCTTTAAGACATTAGCACTTTTACCCGCCAGCATTTCAGCGTAATCAATCGTAGATCCTTTGTACTGCTGCGCGTCTTTAAGCATTTGCGTAAACTCATTCAGAACAGTGTTGTCGTATACGCCTAGTTGAGCAGCGCGGGTTAGGTAGGCTCTGCCCTCCTTGGTATCCATTGCTGGTACACCAAAGTCGGCTAAGATGGTCTTAATTGGTTTGAGATTACCGCCGAAATTAAAGTTGCCGTTGACCACCTCAATCAGCACGTTGGAAATTGGGTTTCTAAACTGAGCCTGCACGCTACCTACTGTCTTGCCCCACTTCACCCAAGCGTTAGCCATTGAATAAAGTTGAAACGCTGTGCCGCCCTTATGAAACATCTCAAAGTTTTCCAGCGCATCGACCAAATCCTTCTCTGCATACAAGCCATTTAACGGCGAGCGGGTATCCGATCCATCTGCCGCAATCTGAGTTATCGCATTGCCGGTTGGCCTTTCAAAGAACAGCTTATTGGCAACTCCAAAGTCTTTAAGTTTATTTAACATCTCCTGCTTTTGCAGAAGGTCAATCATCTTGCTGGCTGACCGAGCGTAGTTAATAACGGGATCGGTGTATTCGCCCATAAGGAAACGAATCTCTTTGGGAATGTCTAATCGCTTCTTGGTTATGCCTAGATTCTTGCCCAGCGTGGCGGCATCAATTAACGACTCAAAAGGTTTATCTCGGCCTCCTTCAACATACTGCTTAATCTTGCCCTGTACCTCAGCCTCGGTCACATTGGGGTTAGCGGCTTTCATTTGAGTGCGGACGAAGTTCTCAGCATTGGCATACGCGATTGGATTTCTGCGCTTAACCAATTCGACAGTGTACTTAGGATTTTCCCTGCCCTCGTAAGATCGGGTTAGGTACTCTTCCTTGTTTGCCCTGACAATATCAGCCTTGCTTACTCCAGACGGCCCTGGCTCTTCACTAAACGCGCCAGCCTCAATTAACCGTTCGGAAAGGTTGTCCAGCTGTCTGCGCATCTGTGAGGCAATGGGCTGGAAAGGCTCTGGTAGCGTGGTTACGGCGGTGCGTCCGCGCAAGAATCCGTCAAGCTGGCTGGATTGCTGTGGCGTGAGTTTTGCTGTGCCATTTAATGCTTTCGCTGCCCTGCCCAAATCTGCCAGCGTAAAATCAATTTGCTTTAGCATCGCCTGCGTGCGCGATCCTTTGGCTTCCATGATGTCAAACATCTCTTTAGGAAGATTGCCTTCCGTGGTGAGCCACTTCTGCGCTACCTTGGCCGCGCCTTCCTGCACATCAGACACAATAAACCCAGCCTCACCAGCCTTGCCACGCATAGGGCGAGGGATAGTAGGTATACTCCGATTGTTAACAGTTTTTACAAAAACATGAGAATCTGTCTTTATGGTCTGTTGGCCATAATTGTCGCCTCCGTCAAGAATTGGCTCCATTGTGTCGGGGTTAATATCAATAACCCTGATGTCCCCTTGTTTCGCCTGCAAAATATCACCGACTACAAGAGATTGAGCAGAAATTGGAGTAAGTTCTTTTGACGGAATCAAAACATCTTTAATAAACTTTTTCTGACTTTCAAATGCCTTATCGGGGGTTCTTAGTTTTCTTCTTGTGGCAAGTGCTTGAGCAATTATAGATCCAAATGTGCTGGAAGTTCCGTCTCCAATGCCTAATTGATCGTACGCCATTTGAGCCATTTCATCTAATGCCAATCCTTGTTTTCTGTAGACTTGAGTTTTTTCGTAAAAATCCATTTCTGGCATTGAGTCGTACTCTGCTATACCAGTTTCTTCTGCTAAACGCTTTACGCCAGAACCAGCTTTTTTCCCGTATAATTCCAAATTCTTTTCTCTGCGGGCAGAAGTTTTTGAAAGTATCCCTCCATTTTGTGTTATAAAATCTATTACATCCGAATCAATAGGTCGGTAGGGCGGCTCAATCATTTCAGCCAAAGCTGCTTCTGGATATTCAATTTGATCTTGAGAGGGATTACTTGTAACCAATCTTTCTTTTTCAAATTGTCTTTCTGAGATGGCCATTTCCTCGTCTGGGGTAAGGATTGGTTCTTGCGCTCTCAAGTCCTTTCTTAATCCCTTACCCCCCTGCGGAGATTGCCTAATCCTCTCCTCCATGCCCTTTTCTAGTTCTATAGTTTTAGCTGCTTCCTCGGCTGACC